CCGAAATTGAAGACACAATAATGGGCGAAGTAATGATGTATCATTCCAATGGTTGGTGCCACAGTCACCTCTCAGACCTGTTTGAGAGCATCTTTATTTGTCAGTGCCAAACTTGCTTTGCGGAGGCACAATGATGGCAGGCAAGATCTTCTGCCCCGACTGTGGGGACTGTTACGTTCAGGCTGATGGTTCATGGGAACACTCGGCCTTCTGTGTGATTGATGATGAGTTTGATGAGTGGCGAGAGCGAGAGATTTTTGTTGTGGAGTTGTGGGCCGGGGATGCCACAGGGACACGTGCATGGTCTGACTGTGACAACGTCACGGTCATCACTGTTGAGATCGATCCTAAATTCAACCCGACTATCTGCCGGGATATCGCTAAAGTCGATGCTGGGGACATTCTCGAATTGACGGGATACCAGCGACCCGATTTTGTATGGTCCTCTCCCGATTGCTCGGTTTTCAGTGTGGCCGGTTTTCACGCCGGTCATTTCGAGATCCAGGACGGTGCCTATGTCCCTAAGACGGTGAAGGCCATTGAGATGTGCGGGAGGCATTTGTGGTCGCTTCAATTAATTCAAGACCTGGATCCACTTTATTGGGTAATCGAAAACCCTGTTGGACTACTGCGAAAGATGCCTTGGATGCAGCCCCTGATTAGGCACACCGTCACTTATTGCGCCTATCACGATACACGCATGAAGCCCACCGATCTATGGGGGAAGTTTCCCCTTCTATGGGAGCCCCGGCCAAAGTGCAAGAATGGCGATCCCTGTCATGAGTCATCCCCTCGAGGGTCTCGGACAGGCACACAGAAACTCGATCACCGGGAGCGGTCGCATATCCCATTCGAGTTATCGAAGTCGTTCCTCGTGGCCGCAATCGGATCGAAGGGGCATCCCAAGCAGAGAATCCAGGACTGGAAGGTGATTTCATGAAGTTGATGTGCAAATACTGCAAGTTGGTCTTCGATTGTGAGACATTTGCCGATGTTGAGAAAATCAATACCACTCAATGTTGGATCACGGTCAAGGGAGTAAATCACCACTTGAACGAGGTGGTGAACTGATGGCTCGAGAACGGCGAGTCAGCGGAGCTACCCACTCCTTCCGCTTGACTCAGAAGGCCACGACACTAATCCAGGATCTACCAGACGGGAGGTCAGGGAAGCACGTCAAGAGCAAGAGCGATCACGTCAGTGACGCGATTGCTTGGTGGTTTACCTCTCCAATCTACGCCCTCGAAAAAAAGATGGTTCCGGATGAATACGGAATTGAGTGGAGCCAACCCACTGGACGATTGATCAAGGGGTCCCACGGCCAGCCGGTCCCATACGAATTGCTCCTTCGAGTCGAAGAGTTAGAACAGGAGATCGATCGTTTGAAGTCCGAAAAAACGCCCTCAAAATGGCCTAATTTGAGGGGTCGAATAAAAAAATGGGTCAAATAGGTGGGGGGAAACGCCTCGAAATTCTCCGAAGATCCAGGATCGATCAGGATTATCCAGGATCGATCAGGATTAATTCAGTAGGGCCGAGGGTCTCCGGGCTGCCATTCACTCCCGTCCGGGTTTAGGATTGGTTGCTGGCCCCCGCCGAAGATGGCCTCGGCCCATCCCTCGGGGCGTGCATAAGAATAGCCCTGCGCCACATCCTGTCGCCCCTCCGGGTTGATGAGATCGATCAGGGCGATGAGAGGGCCCCTCCTGAGTCCGGCGGGGTCAACGGTTTGCAGCAAGAGGTCCGTGAGGCTCTGACGATCAACGAGGCCCTGTTCGACGGCCAATTCGTACTGATCCAGGAAACTGGTCAGGAGGATGAAAGAAGTCCTCAAATCACGCTCTAGTTCAGAGAGGGCGGGAGGGATGAATTTCATGCCCAGCCAGCCCGCGACCGTAGTGAGAATCAGCAACATGGTTGTGTTGTCGTTGATGAGGGCTACAATGGGCCTTGTGACCCTGTCGAAGGAGTAGGCCGCACCGGCCATCTCGAGGATTTCTCGCTCTGTCTGTTGGAGTTCGATCCGGTGAACAATCACCTCGTCGGGTTTCGCCTTGGGCATCTACCTCACCGTTGGCTGGCGTCGTCGATCTCGAAGCCCTGTAACTGGAACTTCCACGTGGCTGTGTTGGCTGTGTCTTGCCAAGCCACGACGTTCCAATTGGCCGGGACATAGAATCCGATGCTGGGAACGTTGCGACCGTTGAACATAGTGCCTTTGTTCTGATTGGTGAAATCACCACCAGTGAGTGCGCCAGAGGCAGTTATTGGGATAGCGTTGCGCTCGTCCCCTCCGTAATCGGACGGATCCTGGGTCCCGTTGGATAGGGCAGGTCCGGGGGGAGCTAAGTAGAGGACAGCCGTCTCGTTGGTGTCCCCGCCCCACCATCCACCGGCAGTTATCCAGACCGGTTTGGCCCCTGCCTGAAACACATGCCACAACGAGTATTGATCCGATCCACCAGGTATCTTCCCGAAGCCGACGACGGCTTTGCCCAGTTGCATGCCTCTAAGCCTCCTTCGAGGCCCCATAGAACCTCATTTCAAAGTCCTCATTATCGCGGCGAATCTCTTCTCGGTAATCAATTCGGCATCCGCCAACATTCCAGCCGCCTTCTTGACCGCGGCCTTCTCTGTCATGCTCATGCGTCGAACCCTAGCCTTCGCTGACCGGGATGCTTTGACCATGTAATCACGCATCCGTCTGGATTACCAATCTCGTGTTCAGGGCTATGCTAACTCGGCATGGCTCATAGGTCCCGGTATCGACTGCGGGGTCGTTGGGGGTGACCGATCCTATCGGAGTACCGGAACCGTTGAGGAAGTACACGGGCGAAATGAAGTTCGCTGCGTTGTTGCCTCCCATAGCGAAGGCGTGAGTTACGGTCCTTCCTTGGAGAGTCTGACCGATTCCCAAACCGCTCAAAACGCTGACGTACTCGTTCTGTGCCGCCCCTGATGGGGTGACGGCAAAAACATGGTATTCGCCGTTCGAGCAAGCCACTGAAACGGCTGTCTCGCGGTCGCTGGTAGCATTGGCCATGACGATGACTTGGTCACCGCTTAGAAGCCTCTTGGGGTATGGTAGGGCCCCCGGTAGGTGTTGGCCCCCATTGAGGCCGGAAACAGGTATTGCAGCCTTGATTTTCCCGGCGCTTCGGATGAAGGCGTAAGTGGTATCGTTCTCGCAGGTGATGCCCGCACTGGCAACCACTGCCGATCCTAGGGTCTCGTTTGCGAAGGTTCCCGCGGTCTGAGCCGATCCGACGAAGTTGGCATCAGTAAGTGCCTCTTCCTCCGATCCCTCTGTCTGGGCGGCGTTCGCTAGAGGCACTATGGCCCCGTTGGACATGACCAGTTGGCCGTAACTGTCTACATCTGCCATTCATCATCACCTCACAGGGCTATGCCCCTCCCAAGTGCCGGAACAACGAGGTTCCTGTTGATGTTTGCGATAGGCTTGCGTAGCAATCTCCTGCCGATTCTAAATCCGACTGAGACGCCGAAAGCTCCGGCGGCCATTGGGATTAGGTTATTCTGGAAGTTGCTTGCCATCTGAGTGACGGCCATTCCCGGTTCCGACATTAGATCAGCGAGGGAGATTTCTCCATGCCCGACCATCGTGCTGACGTCGGAGGTTCCGAAGCCTATCTTGGCAGTCTCGAAGCCGAGGTCGCCCTCGCCCGTTAGGAAGCCACCGATCCCTGTGCCAGTGGTCCCCTTCATGAGTATCTGAGCATATGTCAGGGACTCTAATGCGTTCAATATTCGGAAGGTCTTGGGGCCCTTCCTTCGGCCCTTCTTCTTTCTTGCCATACGAAAGGTCGGCTGATTAACTCGCTATTAGTCGTTGTTATTTTTTTCCGAAGAAAATTTACCGCCTGGATCTCTTCCAATTACCTCTATTGGTTTCGATTCAATCGGGCCTGATCGGTAGCCAACGGGAATGTTTTGATCCAGGCGAGAGGTCAGCAACTGAGCGAGGGCCGCTTGAATGGGGTTGACGGGCTCCATAGAGTCCCCGCCAGTGAACCGGGAGACAACGGCAGAGATAGCCTCCGCTAGGGAGGCGTCTAAATCCTCGAGGCCCGTAACGATCGATCGGTTCAATTCGACAAGACCCCGCATTATGACAAGGCATTCCAAAATTACGACGATTAACAAGACTAGGTCCCATTGCATGCCCCATCCGGGCCCAACACGGCCCTAAAACCTTGTTTCGGCCCTGTGGGGGGGCCTGCCCCCCCGGACGGGGCCAATCTTGATATTCTCTCGCCCCTCCGCATGGACAGAACTCGCCTTTTGGCCAGTTTGCGCGACATTTCGCGTAAGGTGGCTCGATGAGCCGCCCGGATCCTGGATCCGTTCGGTTCAAGATTCACGGTTGAGTAATATTAGAAGCGGTACACCATTCACCGATGAATATTAATAGGGGTACTCTGTCCGAGGATCATGAAGAGAGCCACCCTCTCCGAAATTGAAGACACAATAATGGGCGAAGTAATGATGTATCATTCCAATGGTTGGTGCCACAGTCACCTCTCAGACCTGTTTGAGAGCATCTTTATTTGTCAGTGCCAAACTTGCTTTGCGGAGGCACAATGATGGCAGGCAA